TGCCTATGGGACTTATTTCGGCTTCAAGCGCGCCATAATTAAATTTTATGGCAATCACTTTGATTTTAGCTTTCACTTCTTGTCAAGGGTTTATGTCTATTTGAAACAAATTGAACAAACATGAAATGCATGCCCTTGACTTTGTGAGCTAACAATCAATACATTTGACAAAAAATAGGAGTATGGAGAAAAAAAAAGGCTGCACAAGGCAGCCTTAAGGCATAAACAAAGCAATTAATTAAGAAAAGCAATAGATGGTATTTATAACTAAAAAAATATCAACTTAATCAATAAACCAACGGAAAGAATTGTAGTGCCTGTTGCTACTAATTTAGTTTTCCTCATTTGTTCTTTGTGAAGATTACTCATGTCTTCCATTTGCATTTGTTGCAACTGAATAATCATGCCTCTTTGGTCGAACTTCACACCAAGCGAATCGTATTCATTAGTCAAGCTGTCAAGATGTTCTATTAGCTGTAACCTCTCGGTAAGCTGTTTGTTCAGTTGTTTAATTTCTTTATGATTAAAGAAAATTCCATTTTCTCCATTAAGGATTAATGGGGTTCCTTGAGCCATTAGAAATGAGCTGCTGCACCAAAACAACATCAGCGTTGTAACTATTACTATCAATTTCTTCATAATTATCTTTATATTTATTGTGAAAATATTTTGCAATTTCTTCAGCTTCTACTTTTTTATAATCATCTACAATAGCTTGTAGGCTATCAATAGTTTTCTTTCTTTCAGCCATTCTGTAAACTTGCTGTATCTCACTTTCCTTCTCTTTAGGAAAGAAATATAAAGAGCAGAAAACAAAGAGTACTAAACCAAAAACAGCCCAGAATTTTACATCATTTTTATTCATTTGCTTTTCTTTTTATATTAAACATTTTAATACCTTTAGATACAGCTTTTATGTAATCTTTCCGCCCCTCATCGCTTGCTATATATTGACAGCTCTCGTAGCTTGTCATGAACCCAAATTCAATAAGAATAGCCGGACAATACGTATTAGTCAATACATAATAGTTGAACTCCCTTACATAGACTGGCATCGGCATAACCTTGCCCAATTCCCAGGCTATATAATTAGCAAGGATATCACTTTCTGTTTCTCCAACAGAAGTAAATACTATTATATGATTGGCACCTCCTTTAGTCCAACCTTGCAGCCCATCACTATCCGTATAGTCTGCCGTTTCATTAATAGGCTGCGCATCATGGTGTAATGATATGAAAACTGTTCTTTTATCTCGTGTATATATACTGTTTGCCCTAGATACTCTGGTTTTTAAAGAAATATCCTCCAATTCAGGATTGAGTAATTGAGCATCAATTCCGTTTATGGTTAATTCTCTTACCAAATCATAGGCAAATAGTTTATTACTAGCACCTTCCCATATTTTCAATCCACAAGGCCATTCGGGAGATTGTTTCCCGAACGTTTGATAGACGAGGTTAACAATAGAACCATGTCCAGCATCAACCACCACTCTAACATGGCTTTCATCCATCTTGGATGTATGTATATAATATCCACCAATTGCACCGCTTCCGGCAATTGATATTGAGATTAGGATGCGAAGTATTAATTTTCTCATGTTTTAATTATTTATAGCAGATCGAATTTCGATAATTCTTTCTGAGTTTTTACTAATTCGATGTTCGTGGTCCTCCAACTTGCGACATATTTCTGCGTGAGATTTGTCGTAAGATTTCTTAAAATCATTCAATGTGTAAATCAACTTATCTACAGCTTTGTCCAGTTTTTGGACAGCTTCGTCAGAAATATTAATAGAGGCCATTCTCTGTTTAAGGAAAAAGCCTATAATTGTTAATAACAAGACTATAAGGGTTCCCGCAATAGACAATAAGATACTGTACGTTTGTTCCATATTAATGACCTAATTTAATAATTCCACTTGCCTCATCGTTTTCCTTTTCCTGATATGTTGTGCGAGCAGGATAAACATCAGAATTAGCCCACAGAGGGTAATCTTCTTCGTTTTCGTCTAATAATCGGCGAATTCTGCCAACATATAAATCTCCAAGATTTTTATGTCGGTCGTTTGCCGTTTTCTCTGCAGAAGTTAAATAAGCAAGAGCAGGAAGTATGAGGTTTAATAAATTCTGATTTACAGCTGCAACGTTGTCAGCTTTTATTTCTGAAACAATCTGATTAGAAAGTTCCGTTGATATAATAGGCACAATGTCATTCTCTTGAATGACCTTAATAGTTGCACGCCATTTTACAAACGTCAACATGTCAATATCAACATGTTTCCGAAAGTCGTAAGAGTTTTTAAGGTAAATTTCAAAATACTCTGTGTAAGCATCAGAGTCTTTCCAATCAGGATATGTGTCGGCATTCTCCTCTAAAAATAATAAGAGATTGTTGAGTGCTATATGAGCGTCGTCCCAACAGTTCTCTTTAAATTTATTTACTCTATTAGCAGAAGCAGGAGCAGATGTTGAAGTGCTGTCAACGACAAAGCCATTGCTTGACAGATTGAGGTCAAGTTTGTCAACAGCGTGAAAAAAGGCAAAGTTAACGATAACTGGGCGAATATACTCCAGTATATTTTCATATTTTTCTGTAGTTCCTTCTTCAGCAACATGTGATGAAAGAGCATTGTACAAATCGTCTCCGATGTATTCTTTCAAATATTCTCGTTTGTTTTCTACAAGATTAATAGCAGGAGTAATATCAACAAGCTGAAGCGTGCTTGATATTTTGAAATGATTTTTAACGTTTTCGATGGTTTTGAATAACATTAGCTTAAAGTTTTAATGCTGCCGGTACCATTGTCCAGCGTGGTTAATTCAAGATTTGGAATTCTAAAGAAAATATCGTCTGGCCATTTGTTGATGGCTTTAACGATATAAAGAGGCATCAACAAACGATCTCTATACATTTTCATCAATTGTTGCTTGATAATGAATAGTTCTCTGGCTTCCGTTCCGTTTATCGTTTTATTTTTCCCTGGAGTTGAACCAATCAAAGATTGATGTACCCCAAGCGAGTAAGATAGAATGTTTGATACTTCTTCGCTATCCTCGATGTAAGCACCGTCTTTAAGTTTGTTATCTACGACGTTGAATTTGATCATTCTCTTTTCTCGGCCGTCAGCAAAATATTTGACTTTACTTATCACAGATTTCCCTGAATTTTCAGAACCTTTGAGATATTCCTCAAAGTTTTTATATTCAAGAGCAATACGAGCTTGTTTTTTCTTGTCGTCTGTGATTCCTTCCTCTTTGAAAATTAATTCAAAGTAGTCTTCAGATAGCTCTATATGGTATTTGATTGTCATTTGGTTAGACATCAAGGCTTTTTTGAATTTTGGTATTGCAATTGCAAGGTCGTACCATCCAGATTCAAATACAGAATACCAGGGGGCAGTTTTGTAATACAATCTTCCGGGAGAAGGGAAGTTTAATGGAATGATATAACGATAGACTTTGTCGTCTTTAGTTTTCCCATCTCTTCTTGGTTCTCTGCCAATCTTTCTTTTCAAATCAAGAGTTGGGTTCTGAGAAGACAGAACGTCAGAAACAACAAATTCTTCTTTTTTCGATGGATCTTCACCATCATGAAACTTCGCAGAATATACGTGTTTGGTAATTTCGCCAACATTATCTTCTACATAACCCCAGCGAGAGAAGTCAGCCTCTTTGTGGTTAAGCTCTACAATTTTTCTGCTTTGTGGAGATTCTCTATTGAGAATAATCTCTGGGAAAGCATTATAAAAATAATTTAAATCAAGGAGCTGCTCCCACAAATAATGGTTAATGTCGTTGTTGTCAAAAAACTCATTGATCTCTTTATTGTCTAAGTTTGGTACAAATTTTACGGTTCCTTTGTCATAACTTCTTTTGACAACTTGAACTCCATCGCCATAGCCTAGATTGATGAGAAACCCTAATCCTGTTATTAATTGAGGAGATTTACCTATTTTTTCAATAATTTCAGCTGGGAGATTATTACTGTCGCCCCATGGAACGTATTTTATTTTTTGATTATCCACTTCCAAATCTTTAGGTTCTGTATCAGGATTAGAAAACATCGTTGTGGAGTTGGAAAACGTAACTATTGCACTAGGACCTTTAATGTAGTGAATAGTTGGAACAACTTCTATATAAGATTTGTTAGACATACACTTTTTCTCCATTAAATTTAAAAATACGAATAAATTTAACTTTTCTAATTTCTCCAGATGGGAGTATTTTAATGTTCATTGTGCCACCCTTAGAATGGACACTAGTACAGATAGCTTTTTCCACCTCTACTTTATGACCATTCTCTTTGTAAAAACAAAGACTAAACTCAGAGAGCCTTTCAGCTATAATCCCTATTTTGTTATAGAAAAGCATGTACAAATATTATAATAGAGTTTAAATAAATAAAGGACACTCTTTTTTGCTTCTTTTTTCCGTAGAGAAAAAAGAAGTTCGGGGTAAAAAAAAGCCCGATTAACTCGGGCTTTCAACTTGCGTATTTGAAAAAACATAACTCAGAGGGAAGAATGAATATTCTTCTTCTTCATCGTCGCTTGCGCTTTGTTTTGATTTAACAGGTTTACCCCACAACAAATAAGCCTTAGAACCTTTAATGATTTTTTTTCCTTCTTCTTTCCATTTATTAAAGGTTTTGAATTTTTCTATTTCAGGATTATCCTCCATGTAGGTTTGGATGAGAGCTTCGTTTATTGTTTCGCAAGCACCTTCATTAACAAGAGCTTTTAAAGCTTTAGAAAGTTCAATTAATCGTTTACGATTTGCTTTATACTTATTTTTTTTTGTATCTTTGTTTTCCATTTTTAACTTAATTTGTGAAACATTTAATTTAAAAATTAACCGTAAGGGTGGCAGCCCTTACGGTTTTCTTTTTTAGCAGTATATGCTTTTCCTTAGTTCATCAATCTTTTGTTTAATATCCTGCTGCACTTGTTCGGCATATAAATAAACAATTTTAGGCGTTGATATGCTTACAAGACATTCTCTATCTTTAACCAATTTGATTTTAAAGCGCTCTTCGCCATTATCAAAATTATTCTCTTCTTCTGCTTGTGCTTTAATTGCAGGCATTAATTCGCCCAGTTCGTTGTTCTTTTTTTCGAAAGCTTTCAAGGCGTTGATATTTCGCTTTTGTTTTTCAAAATATTCAACCCTTTTTTCAAAGCTTTCGGGAATAGACTTAACGACTTTCTCCAGGTTCTCAACCTTAATAAGAAGTTCCTCTTTTGAAAGGTCTTTGATTGATTTTGTTTTGTTGTTTTCTTTAGCGTTAGATTTTTGTACGCTAGTTTTCTTTGCTACAGAAGTAGCATTTTTTTCTTTTGTTTCCATTTTTTAAATAATTAGTTAAACATTAAATTAATTGTTTGAGGTGGCAGCCTCAAATCTTAAGTAAAGATACAAAAATTAATTAAACTACCAAAACTTTAAGCAATTATTTTTCAGTATGTTACAATAAAATTATAGATATAAAAACCACAGATTGAGCTGCGCAAAACAAAAAAATATTTTTATAAAAAAAATCATAATTACGAAAAAGCCACAAAATCCCATAAAAATCAACATAATACGTTGACACAAAAAAAGATAAAGGTTCAAAAAGGGAAAAAAATTCCCTTTTTTAGTGAAGACATCCCGCGCCGCCCTGTGAAAAAAACGTAATTACGAAACGTTTTTTTTGTGTTATATGCTGGAAGTTTCGCAAATGAGCGAACGAGGTTCGCCCTTACAATCATCACCCGTAGGGTGATACCTTAGTGTTATGGAGCGTATGAAGTTACTGAGAGAAGTGCGTAGATACTCCTGCCTTGTTGATGGAGTCAACAGGCCAATAATTAAGACCTATGTACAGTGTATCCCAAGCATCAGTAACGTGGGTTTTTGTTTCGTCTGGTTGTTCCGGAGAGTCGGCTTTCTTTTCGGGAGATTTATCCTTTTCGAATCCATTACGACCTTGCTTTGTGCCTGTGATATTCATTGCCGTAATAAGGTATTCGCAATTGTGCTTATTAAACGTCGGCATAAGGTATTCAGGATCCCCTTTCATTGCCAAGTCAAAGTCATTATATTTAAGATTGTGCCTTCGGGCTTGACCGATATATACAGGCTCAACGTTCCATCCCTTTAGCTTCAGCTTACGAATTACTATGTCGGCAAAGCACTCATCAGAGCTTGCATCAGTACCAGTAGCAGTATGATCATAGTAATATATGACGTCTCTGTTAGCATGCGCAGAATAATAATTACACCAATCATCAATCAACTCACCAAGTTTACGTTCATTCTTAACAAAGTGATGTTTCAAGGCTCTAGCTTCTCTGCCAACACCTTGGCCTGTTATGATGTTACTAATGGCCGAATTATAATCAAGACCAATAGCAAGAGGTACGTCAGGCTCAATATCACCGTCATTAATACAGCTGTCTTTAAACTTATCAATATCATAACCGTAAGCATCAAGTATATGAGAAGGAGGTTCAGCAGTGTAGCAGTGAATTTTTTCGTTAAGGGAAGGATAGAATCCATTCTCTATCTTCATTAGGCGTTTATTCATAATCGCCGTTTGAAAGATCAGAGGCGGAAGAGAACGTTTCATTTTGAATATAAACTCCTCGCCAAGTATTTCAATATTATCAAATATCGTAGGCTCATAATAGAATGAAGCTTTGCTGCGAAGAATGTTAAGGATTTTTTTTAATTCCCTTAGCTTTCTCTCTTCATAGCTGTTACGCTTTAATTCAGGGATGCGTTTGAATTTGATATAATCGTTATACGTAATTTGTATTGCAGCTAATATTTCTTCATCAACTTCTTTCTCTTTTTCCAGGACCCACATACCGGATTTAAGCGTTGGCATGTCAGTAGTGAATAAAGTCCCATGATGCCAGGGGCACTCTCCAAAGTAGTTACGATTACCACGATTAGCAGGAAAGACTTCATTCATTATTTTGTTATAATCTAGGAATTTAGCTTCAAACCCAAACACATAATCCAAACTCATAGAGTTGGTTGACATTGCTCTGTCGAAGCTTATAAGGTGTTGAATAGATCCATTTGGCCACGAGATAACGTGGTCATAACTAAACGGTTCTATATAGGGCTTAGCAAAACCAGAATTCTTTGGTGGTTTTCGCCCGTAGAAGAAGTGGATGTTACGTCTGTAACCCAATCTTTCTAAGGCATGGAAAACCGCAGGCAAAGTATTTTGGAGCAATTTGGCATAAGTGGGTGAGAGCAAAGCTCCGGCAGAGCGAGGCATTGCGTGAACATTACGAAGAAGTCTTGGAGCGTCAATACCTTCAGATTTGCCAAACCCACGAGGAGCAACAATAGTTTCATCTTTGGCAGCAATAGCCATTGCTCTGCGTTGAGCTCTATTGAAATATTTCTTATTCTTTGACTTCTTCATATTCAATATCCTGAGGATTTTCTCCAAGTTTCCGCATTATGCGGGCAATATATTCTTTTTTATTTTGAATAGGCTCAAGCTTGAGCAATGTTATGTCCTCAGACGGTTCAAAGTCTGGAGGAATAAGCTCATCCCAAGGGATTTCTTCGATTTCGTCTTTGTCGAGTTTGGTGTATTTACCTATCTTATCAGCAGCAAGAGCCATTCCTTTGGCATCTTGATTGCTTTCAGCAATGGCATAAGCCTTTTTACACATTTCTATAACCATATGCCTGTACCATTCCTTAGATGCATTCTTGACATTTCCCAAGAGATATTTAATATTTTCAATATCTCTGTAGGCTTGACTTTTAGAAATTCCAAACTCATTCATTAGAAAATTAACAAGATTAGAATGAGTTTCTGTAGGGTTTTCAAGCATTTGAGTGTAACCAGAAAGTAGCCTCTTTTTTATCTCCTGTTCTGCAGAAGTAAGTTCAATCTGTTCGTCTTTTGATTTAAAGAGGTTATTTGCAATTCTTTCAAGTGATGTTTCTTTAGTCATTATTTCTCCTTTGCTTCCTGGTTAGCGATATAGTTCTGAACGATTTGTTGGGCTTGAGGGCTGCCGTGCTCTGCAAATTTGATAACATTTGTCCTTATTTTTTCCTTAGTGTCAAGTTTAGCCTTTTGATAAGCGATAGTAATAGGATCATTGGGTTTATTTCTTATAATATGTTGAAATTTTTTAACATCAACATCCATTTTGATTGCGATTTCCTCAGGAGCAAAGAATAATCCTGCTAGAATCTTAACTCGTTGTATTTCTTCTTCATTAAATTGCATAAGGAATCATATTTCTTTTAACAGCTGATAAATCAGAGTTAATCTTATCATAGATGGATTTACTCTGAAATACCGAAAAACATTCGTATCTATTCACTTTATTAAGATTGGCAGAGGTAATAATGCTAATATAGATATCTTTACCCTTAAGTAGTATTAATTTAGCGTGAATAGATGCCAGAAACACATTAACGGCACTATTCGCTACAAACAAGCTTTGATCAAGTTTGTGTTTTTTAATTGTATAATCAAGTATGCAAGTTATGTTAGCGATTTTACCTGCTTCTAATAAATCAATAAAACACCTGGTGGATTCTTCTGAGATAGAGTAAGAAGTGATAATAGCCTCTTCGAACCTATGAAATTCACAGAGGAAATCAATAACCTCATATACACTGATAAGGTTATCTAAAAAAGCAACTGGTCCATGACAAGAGAAGTGCTTTCTAATTCTCTCCAACTTTGGTATATTCTTCATAGAATGAGACTTTTGAGGTGTCAACGTTAATATTGTGTTCTTTTAAGAATTGAATAGATTTAATCACTTCTTTTCTAAGGTATTCTTTTTTGGTTTCTTTATTCCGGGTGATATTTTGCTTGTGTTTATTTACCAAATTAAAAATTTCTGCAAAAGAAATCTTTTCAGAAGAAGAGTCTTCTCTTTTATCTTCTTTTTCATTATCGATATAAGCGTCAATCGCTGCCCAGTTCTTTTTTCTTAATTCATCTATTTCATCAACTTTTTGAAGAAGAGAAACACGAGCTTGATAGTTGTTGTCTTCAGAAGCATCAATTTCAGCTCGCAATGCAGACATTTGTTTTATGTATATTTTATTAAGGTTGTAAGCTTCTTGAAGGTTTGGCGGAAGATTTTTATAATCGATAATGGGATTATCTATAATTATAGCTTTAGGTTCAAGGTCAATTTTTTTAGTGTTGAATTTTTGAGCAGTATCTGTTTTTACAGATTCTGCTCTAGCTTTGGGTTCAGACTTTGTATGAATATTATGAGGTTGATGATCAGGGATGAGATTGTCTGGGTTATCCTTAAGCCTACGCAAAACAACAGACAAACAGTTCCTTAATATGTTTTTATGCGTTTTTTGTGCGGTGGAATCATCTACCGAATTAAGAAAGGCGTCTCTAGAATTGTCGGGTTTATATTTCATATAAAGGCTTCTGCCCTCCACAAAAGAAGACTCTTTGTTTATAAGCCACTTGTGTATTTTAACGATATCGTTCATAGTTTCCTCCAATTTGTGTTGTTAACTAAATCTGTTTGAAAAGAGCAATCCTTGTGATGTACTGCCCAAATAGTTGCTTCTCTGTCGTAATCTGCTTCCGTAATCCATCCATTAGAATGGCTTTCCATCCACGTATCTATTTCTTTGTCATTGAGATGTATGCCGGCAAAGATGTCGGACATATTTGTTTGTTTAAAAAGAGAAAGTGGAAACCTTACAGTATCTGTATGGTATGCCATAACACCTGTTCCAGGGATATGGATTTTAGATGCAGCGATAGCTTGCTTTAAGCATGAGTATGCTTTACAATTGTTGTTGTTGTAATAATTTTCAATTTTTTTAGCATTAAACCATCTTCTGCCATGGTAAGAAATAACAGCCTTACGCTTATACTTTTCAATATTCACAATAGATTTAAGCACATAATCATTGGGATATATCAGATCGTCATCACAAGTGAAATGATAGCCCTTGAAATTATCGGGCACAACAAACTTACCAACATCGCCAATATCGCCATACTCATTATGTACAATTATCTTGTCGTTATTATGATAGAAAGATTCCCTTGGCATATAATCGTTAGCATATATATACAGCTTATCTACCTGAGGAATCAAGTGTTCAACGGTTTGCCTTAAAGATTTACGTCGGCACTTAATCGTGGCAAGCGAAGCGATTACCTTTTCGCGTTTAAAAGAGGCAATAAGAGGCTCATCCTTTCGGAGTTCAGGGTGCATAACAGAATCATGGTCGCCGTGAGAAACAAAGGAATTGTCAGGATGGAGCATAGAAAACTTTTCATTTCTTAGTCGCCTTGTAATCTGTGCACCCACTCCGGAGGATGAGCGTCTGTTGTGTTTATTGAGGATAGGCTCAATGGAATAATTGAGCGCATCAAAAAAACTCGAATTTGTGATAAAACAAAGGTCTGTCCAATCGGTATCATAAAATCCATGCTTAGATGTAGCAACAGAATTGCTACCCCACATTCCAGAACGAAAGCGATGATCAACTAAAAGGTTGAGAAGGAGCTTTTTTTTATCTCTAAGAAGAGTATTGTAAGAATCCAATGCGTTGGTAACAAAACCAGGACAAAGCCTCACGTCATCTGGGAGCATAATATAACGATCAAACTTTAAAGTTTTTAAAAACTGATATGTAAAGTGTATAGATCTCCAGTAATTAGCCTTGCCGAAATTTTCGTCATTACGGAAAAAATGCACTTCAAAGTTTGGAAGTTTATTCAAGTTTTTTAATTTGGAAAATACATTGCTATAGTCAACGCTAGAGTGGTCGTCAACAATAACGATGTCATAATTGTGTGTTGTAGGAAAACGAAAAAAATCACTAATAAGAGCACAAAGATGTTCTGGGCGATTAAACGTTGTTATGCTAATTGCTACATTCATGTCGCAAAGATGCAAAGCGTAATTATGGAATGAAAGGACAAAAAAAAGCCCTATTTAGGGCTTTTTTTCTTTTTTGTATTTTTAGTTGAAGGATTTTTCTTTTGGGAACTTCCACCAATGTCAATTTTTTTGCTTTGGATGGCTTTTTTTGTGACTGGATCAGGTTCAATTATTACATACGGACAAAGTTTATTGTCGTAAATGTATTTCAATTTATCCTGAGAAAGCTCACAAAGATTAACTTCTCCCATTCGATAAATATTACATCGACCGGGAGAAGCGATTCCTATTACTATGTATTTTTTATTTTTGCTCATATATTATGAGGTTGCAGGAATAGTTGAACCATCCAAAGGAATAGAACCGTTATATTTCCAACCAGGAGCAAAACTGTCAGCTTTGTACTCACAAGTATAAAAGTTCTCATCAGTTCCAACCATACCACTAGAACCTTTAGGAGAAACCTCACAAGGTAAGTTGACGGTTCCTATCTGAACTCGGTCTCCATCAGGATCAACCAAAATCAAAATAAATTGTCCGTTATTAAGATAGCGTGCTAAAGCTGCGCTGTTTGCATTAGTTACGCCTGGGATAGCGAACTGTCCGCTTAAATTAAAGGATTTAGAACCAGCAGCTTCGCCTTGGCTTTCAGGATTAAAGCCTGTTTTTCCCTTTGGAAAAATGATTTTTGTGAAAAACTTGTTGCTTTTCGGAACTATGTTTCCAACTGCAACGGCAAGTTTATTAAAATCAACACTAGATCCACTATCTTTGAGTGTGGGGTAAGTTGGTTCAGTATCAACGTCATTTACGTGAATTAAGTAACCAACTTGATTAAATCCCCCCATGTTCTCTGGGACATCTTCAACGCTGTCTCCATAAGCAGTAGAAAGTTGTGATAAATTAAATCCTGCGACACCCAATGGAACTGTATAGCTCGCGAGCATCAGCCCTGCTGCAGGAAAAATAAAAGGAATATCAGCTGCAGATCCGATGATTCCACCGACAACAACGCTGAAAAGCAAACATGTAAAGAATGACATAAATTTTTTCATAGTTATAATTTTAATTGTTTTTTATTCTAGTTAATTATCAATTGGTGAAACAAAAAGCAGAGGGGCAACGCCCCTCTACACATTATCTTATGAGTAATCTCCTGACAACTGTTGAGCAGTTACTGAACCAGCATTAACCATAAACTCTTTTTTGTTTACTATGTTAATTCTAGTTCCATAACTTGCCTGTATCCACAACTGGAAGTTATTTGGGTCAGCATAAATATCCCTTAGCTGACAAAACTCATGGTCAGAGGAAGTATTCATACCAAAATCAATGTTCTTTGGAGAAGTAAAGATAATTCTATCTCCAACACCCATAATGTCGGAAGAAACAAGTTTTACTTTGTTTTTCAATTGTGCTTTATCCTGTAAATAATATAGAAGTACATCAACATTTGCATCTTTGCTCTTGTAGGTGTTTTTGTTTTCAAGGGCATCGATACAATATTGAACAGTGGTAAATGGCATTAACAAGATACCATTATTACGAAGGTTTCTGTCTGCAGAACGCACAAAGTCAACCAATCGATCAATTGCATTTGTGTCGTTAGAAACGGGAGCTTCTAAGTCTCCGCAATCGTGATAGTTTCCTTTAGAACTAGAAATTTCTCCAGCAGTTATGTAATCATCAATTTTTTTCCAAATACCATCAAACAAATCAAGGGCAGAGTTTCCATCGTCATCTCTTTCACCTGCAAAGATTGCATCACACACATCTTCGGCAAATGTTCTGATCTGCTGAGACATTTGAATTAATTGGAATGGATGTTTTTTTGTTTTGTTTGATCCAATCATCTCTTCTGGACGCACTAATTCTTTTTCTTTGTAGTTTTGAATATTATCTACAATTGCAGCGTAAGCCAATTCAACTTCAAGATCTACGCTTTTCATTTTGCCGAGAGAACCTTCTTCTATAGTAAGACCTACTTTATAAGGGCGCGCAATGTCCTGTTTGCGTTCAAAAGAATGTTTTGTATCCTTGTGTTGTACACCTGGATACAAGGTTATAAAGTGCTTTGCTAAAACTTCGGTTAACGTGGCATAAGGTAAAAATCTCAATTCTTTTTGAAATTTTTGAGCAACCTTCTGGAGGTCGGTGATAGTTACTGATTGTATCATTTTATCAAGTTTTTTGTTTATATTCTATTTTTTGTGTTTCAATAACAGATAAACTAGAGATTAATACTACATTAACTCGCTGACAGCATTTACGTTTTCCATAAACGACTTATCATCAGAAACAAGATGTTCGTCTTCCTCTTTTTCTTCAACCTTAGTAGTCTCTGTTGGTTTTTTAGCCTTAGCAGGTTCTGCACCTGGAGAAGCCTCAAGGTCTTTAACCTTTTCTTCTAAGGTTTTCTTTTCGTTTTTCAACGTCTTATTTTCTTCTTCAAAATCATTTTTTGATTTTTCTAAATCAGACTTTTCTTTTTCAAGGTTTGAAATCTTAGTTTGACGACTTTCAAGTTCTGCGTTAAGTTTCTCAATCATTTCGTCATTGATTTCAGGTTCATTACCTTCTTTGTCAACAATTTTGTCATCTTTAGATGTGAATCCGAAAAAGGCAACAATAGCTGCCCAAGTGTTTTTAATTTTCATTTTATTATTTTTTAGGTTAGTATCTTTTTCTTCTGAAGTTGTTTTTTGTTCCTGAATATTTTTGATTTTATTAATTAAATCTTCCGGAACATCGGGGATTTTAGCGAACTGCTTGAAAGAATTCAAAACATCCTCTTTGTTAGACATTGCTGCTATTGCTTTGGCATTAGGTTCGAATACTTGATCTATAAGTCCATATTCTTTAGCATCGTCCGCAGTGATCCATGTGCCATTCCCCCTGTTGGCATCAAATAATGCTTTTAAATCTTCCTCAGATTTTTTAGCATCACCGCTTCTTTTTTTATATATATCAAATATTCTGGTGTCCACTTTTTCGAATTCATCCGCAGCACTTCTTAATTCTATAGCATTGCCACACAAACATCCCCAAGCGTGATGAATCAAAAATAAAGCGTTTGATGAGATTCTTCTATTTTCTTTGCTTGCAGATTGTGCTATAATTGTAGCACTCGAAGCTGTCATTCCATAAACATTAGTGGTTACTTCTGCTTTATGTTCAGATATTACATCGTGAATAGAGATAGCTTCATTAACATCACCTCCTAAAGAATTGATATTTACAATAATTTTAGAGGTATCTGTATTTGCAATCTCTGCAAGTTTTTTCTTGATTATTTTTGCAGTGTTTCTTTTAGCTTCAGACCAAGAGTCTGCCATCCAGTCAAAACCAATCATGCCTTCAATTTCTATAGTAAGAGTGTCTTCTTTTTTATTATACACAGTATTAAACACAAAAGGTTTTTCTTCTGCATTAAAAGATTTAGACATATTGAAAATATGGAGGTTTTTATTCATATCGCATCAATCAATTTGATACAATATTATATATATGCGCGAGCTTAATAAAGGACTAAGCTGTGTAAACAGGAGCAGGGTTTTGTAAATTTCCGTAAAAAGAAAATTCTATTCCTTTAAAATCGCCAGGCTGTTCTTGTGTAATAACGTTGAAGGAGAAGCGAAGGGGCTCTTGCAGGGTGCCACAAAGTCGCTTATCTCCTTGATTGTCTGTAACAAGAATTATATGGCGATAACGTTTCATTTCCTGAAACAAAGCAAGCAACTCTTTATCATGACCAGGAACTTTAGCAGAAAAAAGAAGCTCGTGATAATCGTTTCCGTCTGTTTCTTTTTGTTTCTCTGATAAAGAAGAGCTGCCTTTAAGAAAGCTACCATCATACCAATCGTTAGATCCTGAAAAACTAACAGCTGAGGATATTTCTGCAGAAACAACGTTTGGAATGTTACTCAAGTTTTGAGATGGAGTAAATTGAAACGAAGAAAACCCGCCAAAATATTCCGCAATATCATTAATAGAAAAATGGTTCATAAAAGTAAACAATTTAGGGGACAAAACCTGCCCGACATTTTTTAATAAATTTTATTTGTTAATTCTTTTTTATGGGAACTGCGGTCCCAAGATTTTTTAAGCATTTCGTAATTTATATTGTTCATCTGTATTTTATTTACGCTAATAAAGGATTCTATAGCTTTTTTCTGACAGCCTCTTTTCATTTTGCAGGCTATACAATATGAATAGACGTATGTGTGAAATATTTCTTTTATTAGATTTTTAAGTTGTGCAGAAATAAATTCCTGCGATTTTGTAGTAATATAGTTTGTATATTGTATGTTTCTTTTTCCTTTAAAGTGGGCGTTTACATTATCTAAATAGGGAAGCTTTATGCCTAGAACGTATTTATCCTCCACTTTAGGGGGAAAAGAAGGATTGTGCTCTAGCTTATTTATCACTAGATGATATAGTGGATCTCTTTTATTAATAGGAATAGTAGAGGAGTTGTATTTTGAATAATAAAAATCAAAAACGAAAGGATCTACTTTTATATAACAAAAAAAATCTGCCATAGTAAACTGTATAGGTTACAAAAGTAAACAAATAAAACAACCAATTCAAGGTTTTTGCAAAAAAAAAATATTTTTTTCTCAAGAAGTCAGACCCTTTTAGCCACTTTTGCCACTCAACCCACGCAAAAAAAACATTTTGCTGTTTATCAGTCACTTATAAAAATTTGAATAAATAAATAAACTAAATTTTGTGCGTGGCCGTGAGTGGCTGTGCGTGGAAGTGCGTGGCTGTGCGTGGCTAGTCTTTTATTATTATTATTATATATTATTGATTATTAGTATATTATAGTATTTGAGTGGCTTGCGTAGGTTGAGTGGTGGTTTTGGTTTGAAATTTGGAAAACATAAAACGAAATAAAAAAACCGTGCATATGTTCACGGTTTGAAATTTTTACGCCATTGCTTCGCAACGGCTTTATAACTCCGGAATAGAAACAATGCTTCGCACAGTTCCTATTCCGGAGTTAGCACCAATTGTAAATAATCCAATCAGTAGCCATAATATCAGAAATGAAAAAATTAGCGTTTTCCCACTTCACTTCGCTTTTATTTCGGTGGAAATCCCATTCCAATCTATTTTGTTCATCTGTGCTTAATCTGTATTTTACTGCACCTGTTGCGCTAGTTTTTACAAGCAAATTCCCTTTTTTCATTTCTTTTACAGCCCACTTCCATGAACCTTTTAGTCCGAAAAAACGAACAATTGGTGCTAACAAGCAATATAAAAAATGCCTGTTTCCTGCTAAATTTGAAGTTTTTGTTTTCATATAATCTTTATTTTAAGTTTAATTATAATGTGTTTCAATTACGGCACTTTTCATATTGCCGACCGTTACTCCAAAAAAACATTTTTAATTTTTTCCCAGTTCATACAATTTACTTTAATTCCATTAATCCAATCTTCTTTCATAAGGTATTCTGTTTTATCGCTAATATTGGAGTTTTTTGGAAACTTCGTATCTTTCCAAAGAATCAAAATTTTCTTTTTCATTGCAGCAGCTGCGTGTGCTAATCCGGTATCGTTTGCAATAACAAATTTTGCGTTAGCTTGCATTAAAACGACAAGCTAACACGTAATATAGCAAATGCCTTAGTGTGTAGCTTCGTATTGTCGTTTCTACAAGTTTGACCATAATTAAATATTTTTTTGCCACCCCGCC